AGCACCGCTACAATGGTCGCAGGCGGCGGAGACATCATCATGTCACCATCAGGAAAGGTAATACTATAATACTATGGCTACTATACCTTCCATACCGACACTTCCAGGACTTCCTTCCATCACTCTTACTTGCGGAAGTAACTCCACGCTAGGTCAATTAAATTCTCAGAGAAATACGATACTTGGACTACTTTCGAATAAGAAGGCAGGTCTCTTAACACTTGCTTCTCAAATACCTGAACTTAAAGGAATACTATCTCAGATTCAGCACACTGAATCCATGGTATTCTCTCTTCAGAGCGATATCGCTTCTCTTCAAGCTGCTCATTACTCTCCATCTGCAGTACTTGCTTTTCTTAATCGATGGGGTTCCAAGATACCTAATGCTCAGTTGCAGACTCTTTTAGCTCAAGTCAATTCTGCGGTTCATGGTGGGACATCATTGGATATCTGTAGCGCGATACCAAACATCAATATCAATCCAACGACAGGTGCAGTCATTCATCTGGCAAAGTCTTCTCAGACTCCAAGTATTGCACCAATCTCGGCAGTTCCATTGGTTCCAACCGTTGTAGATCATACTCGCCAAGTAAGTACTGGAGATAGTGGTCAAAAGCTTACGATCATGAGCGATTACTTCTCAAAAGTAAGAAATCCAGTGAGTTCTCAAGTCTGGGATCCAATGCAAAAGAAGAAAGATGCTCTAGTGAAGACCTTACTTGCGGCCGAAGATGCAGCTTCGTCTGTCTTTGATAAAGTAAAGCAATACGGTAAAGATTCTAAGCAATTGAACGCGGATGGTCTATTAACTCCTGCAGAGTTTAGTGCAGCTCAGGCTTATAATACCGCCCATCATGCGTATGCTAATTATAACTGGGGATCCGCCAATACGAAAGCTTGGTTCTGGAGGATTCAAGAAGTGCTATCCGGGAAGATGCTTCAGACTGCGTACGATGCCAAGAGAAAAGAACTCGTTGAGGATCCAGACTTTGCGGAGTTCTTACCATACCTAACGACGACCGAGAGTATCATCAATTCGAATAAAGATTTAGTCTTGGCTTATAACAGTTATACGGCAAACACATCATATTAAACTCCTAGAAAACACTTATAAATAGCATAGAACACAATGAGCGTAGCACTTTCAGACTATAATGCCCAGAATAGGACAGCGGCGATCGTTTCCAAACAGAAGCCGTATTCCGACCTAGACATGTCTTTAAGCCTGAATATCTACAATGATATCGTTCCTTTTTATGATATCGATGCGGTTAAAACATCGGTAAAGAACCTCATACTTACGAATTTCAATGAGGTTCCATTTCAGCCTGATGTAGGATCTAACTTAAGTGCTTTACTCTTTGAACCAGCTGATAAGTTCACGATGACCTCTCTCAAGAGAGCAATCACCAGAGTCATATCGGTCTATGAACCCAGAGTCGATTCCCTTGTTGTTCAAGTGACGGATGATTCAGATCGGAATGCCTATGAAGTCACTCTTGGATTCCGTATCATTACCCTGAACACTCCTGTGGTTGATATGACAATATACTTACTTCGAATTCGTTAATAATAATACCCTACTCCTCTCATGGCTCAATTTAATGTAACAAATTTAGACTACGATCAGATCAAGCAGAACATGATCGAATACTTCTCGTCATTGGGAGGTACATATAACGATTGGAACTTTCAGGGTTCAGGTCTGAATCAACTCATGTCGATTCTGGCTTATAATACACATTATAATGCCATGATGGCACAGTTCTCATTGAACGAAGTCTTTTTAAATTCTGCTCAATTAAGAGGAAATGTAGTTTCAGCAGCAAAGACACTAGGATATGTTCCTCGTTCACTTCGTGCCTCAACAGCAACGATCAATATCACTGTCACAGGCGATGGCTCTGCTCCTGCTTATTTGGATCTTCCTCGTGGAACTCGATTCAGTGCAGTTGCAAATTCTGAAAAGTATACTTTTGTTGTATTAGATACTCAGGAAGCTGCATTGCAATCCGGTCAATATATTTTTAACAATGTCACCATCACTCAGGGTATTCTAAAAAGAATGCTTTATATCGTTGATCCAACCGTGACTCGTCAGATGTTTGTGATACCAGATGAAAATGTAGATATGTCTACAGTTCGTGTTCGTATCAAGGCAAACTCACAGTCAGATAGCTATACAATCTTTACACCTTTCACGACTCTTTCTGGTATTGGTGCAACATCTCAGATCTATTTCGTTCAACAAAATAGTCAGAACTTATACGAGATCTACTTTGGTGACGGCGTGATTGGTTTAGCTCCAGAAGCAAACAATGTCGTTGAGATCGAATACATGTACACTGACGGTACAATCGCAAATGGGGCAAATGCTTTCACCTCGATCGATTCGATAGGTGGATATAGCACGATATCAACAGCTGTTGTAACTGCATCTTTTGGCGGATCCGCAGCGGAATCGATCGAGTCGATACGATTCAATGCTCCACTATCCTACATCACTCAGAATCGTGCAGTCACGGCCGACGACTATCGCGCTCTTATTCTTGCTGGAATCGGAAATATTCAAGCGATATCAGTTTGGGGCGGAGAAGATGCAATCGTTCCTGACTATGGTAAAGTTTACATCTGTATCAAACCAACAGGAGCTGATTACCTCACGACTGATGAGAAGAACAACATCACCTCAAATATTTTAAAAGGTAAGAACGTTGTCTCGATTACTCCAGTCATCGTAGATCCTGAGTATACTTACATTTCACTCCAAGTTTATTTCAAGTACAATCCTAACTTGACTGATCTAAGTCTGATTGAATTACAGTCAGTCGTTCGTAACACGATCTCAAGTTACAACACGGATAAGTTAGAAAGCTTCCAAGGAGTATTTCGTTACTCAGAACTCTTGAGAGCGATCGATAGCTGTGATCCTTCGATCTTAAATTCGGACGCAATCGTCAAGATGTATAAGACGGTAACTCCAATCAATACTGCAAACAATACGTTTACAGTTCAATACTCTTCACCTATCATGATCTCGAACACGACTGATTCGATCATGAAGTCAAGTTCTTTCTTGATCAATGGTGTCACTTGTTATTTTGGAGACGCTCCAATCACTAACTCGATCAATCGTAGAGTATTCGTTTATAAGCTTGTGAATGGAAGTCCAGTTGCTCTTTATGATGTAGGAACAATCGATACGGCAAACGGATTGATTACGATCTCAGGATTTAGACCTGATACGACAACTCCAATTCAGCTTACAGTTCCTTCAAGCTCAAACGATCTCGCTCCAAAGAGAAATCAATTGCTCGAGATCGATTTAACTCAGACAACGATCATTGGTTCTATCGATACGATCGCAGTCAGTGGATCTGCAGGAGCAATTAATTACTCTACACCAGCAACTAACGTCTAAAGATGTCGACCTACCTCATTGAGAGTACAGCGAGTGTTAGAAAGCAAACGAAGGAAAATCTTCGAGTTGCTCCATTAGTTCCTGAACAGATTCGTCAGAACATCGAGAATACAAGTTCTCCAAATCTGATTCAGCTTCTTCAGGACTACTACACTTATTTGAATGAGAGTGGGCAGCCATCCTTTGCTCTGAATACGATTCAAGAAGCAAAAGATCTAGATTCAGTTGACAATAATTACTTAAATTTAATTCAGACCGAAATTGCGGTTTCGATCCCTCGAGTACTTACTACGGATCGTGTCACTCTCTATAAGAACCTCATTCGTTACTACTCGATGAGAGGATCTGAGGAGTCTATCTCCTTGTTCTTTAAGATCCTTTATGATGATGAAGTGACAGTCAGTTATCCAAAGAATTTGATGTTGATTCCTTCTTCTGGGAATTGGGATCAAACCTATCAAACTCCTGTCTATAATAGCTCTGGAGTATTGACTGGATACACTCAGGGCGCTTATACCAATAACCTTGGTTTCTTATCGGATACGATCAAGCTTCAGGACTCTTATTATTATCAGAAGTTCTCTTACGTAATTAATACAGGTAATAACATATCGGTATGGAACGATACCTTTAAGAAGCTCGTTCACCCAGCAGGATTCATTTACTTTGGTCAAATCCTGATCCTTCTATATCCAAACGAAGTCATTAATTATGACCCATTGACCGGTAATATCCTGAGCCGTATGCCTCATGATCAACCAGGTATCATCACGACTCTGGATTATCCTTTCATCTTAATCATTCAACCAGGCGGTGGTGTCGATAATATCGGTCTTAATACATTCTATGACACGGTTGGAACGATCCCAATTAGCTTCAATTCCTCATCGTATAAGATGTCGATCGCAGTTCCAAGTGGAGCAAATCATTCCGAATTGATTCACTTCTATGATCAGGGTGCGGTTGGAATGTACTCGAACGTTACCTTTGAGACTGTAGAAACCCTTTATCCTTGGGACGATTATTCCATCTCAGACATTATAAATAACACATTAACCTGGAACGGCACCTCTCTTGGAGTCGTTTTCGTCTAATATACTACTATGCCAGCCATTATCACGACAAACTTTCGAATCGAGAATGCCGTCAATTTCATCAATGACGTAGCAAATACCTCGAACGGTGTCTACCTTTTTATCGGTAAATCCGATCCATGGTCAAACAGCTTATCCGTCACGACTGACGGTACACCCGACACTCCAGTAGACGATCTTGTTGATATCAATAAGGCATGGACGAACATGATCGCAATGAAGCAAATCACTGCTTCAAACGTCATGAATCTTATTCCAAGAGTGAACTGGACATCCGGTACTTCATACGTTGCTTGGGATGATGCCGATTCCTCAATCTATTCTAAGTCTTTCTACATCCTGACCGATGAATTTAAGGTTTATAAGTGTATCGTAGCAGGTTCTGGTGCATCAACTGTAAAACCTACACAAACTAATACGAATCCTTCCTCGGAAGGTGATGGTTATATCTGGAAGTACATGTTCTCAATCAGTACTCTGGATGCAAACAATTTCTTAACAAACACATACGTTCCAGTCAAAACCGTTGTAATTCCTGCTGGGCAGAATATCTCTGATTTATCCTCTGACGATCAGACAAAGTACAATATTCAACAGAACTCGGCTGGAAACAATGGTAAGATCTATCGTGCAGTCGTAACAAATGGCGGTTCTGGTTACTCCTCATCTCCTACAGTTACAATTCATGGAGATGGTACAGGAGCAACCGCTCAAGCAGTCGTTTCGGGTGGAGTGATCACTGCAATCAACGTAACGGCAAATGGAAGCACTCCTTATCATAACGCTTACATCACGATCACCGATTCAACTGGATTAGGTGCAGCAGCACGTCCAGTTCTATCACCTCCAAATGGTCATGGTACTGATCCAGTTCGTGAATTAGGTGCATTCTTTACTGCAGTTGAAGTCAGTCTTCTCTATGCAGATGGATCTGGTAACTTCATCGTCAATAATAGTTTCCGTCAGATTGGTATCGTTAAGAACCCATACACCTATGGTACAACTACGATTGGATCTGCAACGACTTATTCAGCTCTGAAAGAAATTCAATTTACTTCAAGTTCAGGATTCACGATTGGAGATTATATCACTGGAGCAAGTTCAGGCACAATCGCTTATATCGACTCTTATGATTCAGTCGCAGGTGTATTAAAGTATCACCAGAACAATAACACTGGTTATGGTACATTTACACTAGGCGAAACAGTCAATGGTCATACGGGTGGAACTGGTTCAATCGCTTCTTCTGGAGGACTTATAAATCCTCAGGTACAACCTTACTCAGGCAAGATGCTCTTCCTTGAGAATCGTGCTCCAATCAATCGTTCAGCCTCACAGATCGAGAATATTAAGTTAGTTATCGAATTTTAATACCTACAATGTCAATCAAGACCTATAACACTCCACCTTATTATGATGACTTCGATCAGTCGAAGAATTACATGCGCGTGCTATTTCGTCCTGGATATTCAGTTCAGGCTCGTGAATTGACACAGATGCAGACTGCGATCCAGGCTCAATTGGATCGTTTCGGAAGTAACATATTTAAAGATGGTTCAGCTGTCGTAGGTGGAAAAGCTTCCTTGGATAATGCTTACGCTTATGTAAAGATCTATTCTAGCTTTACATACAGTGGTTCCACAGTTGGTGGCATCACAAACGGTACGGCATTAATTCCTGATAATTACTATGAGGAATTAATTGGTACAACGATTACTGGTCAAACGACTGGCGTGACTGCAAAAGTTGTAAATGCAACTCCTGCAATCACTTCTGGAGATCCTCTCACGATTTTCGTAAAGTACACTTCTTCAGGTACAGATACAATTACAAAAGTATTTGCTCCAGGCGAATACTTACTCTCAGACGGTGATCCAGTTCGTCTTGTTCAGGTTAAGAATCTACTCAGTGTTGATACCACAAATGGTGATGATTATCCTACAGGATACGGTACAAACATCTCTGTCAGCGAGGGTGCATTCTTCGTATCAGGAAACTTCGTTTACGCTCGTGCTCAATCCATCATTCTCAGTAAGTACACCACGAACCCATCGGCTCGTATCGTGTATCGTATCACTGAGAGCGTGGTCACATCTGCTGACGATTCAACCCTCACAGATAACGCGCTAGGTTCACCTAACGTTGCTGCTCCGGGTGCAAATCGTTATGCAATCGATCTTCAATTAATCGTTCAGCCAATTGAGTTTGCTGGTCGTACAGAAAACAATATCATTCAGCTCTTAGTCGTTGTCAATGGTATCGTAAATAGTCCAGCAAATGATCCTTATTCAGCTATTGGAGATACGATGGCAGAAAGAACGTTCGAAGAAGCTGGAAACTTCGTTGTCAATCCTTTCTTACTGAATATTCGTGAGTACCTAAACACTGGAACAAACGGTGGATTATTCACGACAGATCAAATCATTTCTGCCGGTAATGCGGTGGATACAGGAAGTGCAACTGCTTATGGTAAATCAAAGCTAGCAGTTGGTGTTGAAAAATCAACTGCTTATGTCGATGGTTATAGAATTCAATTAGTCGACACTAAGTACATTCCTGTCAATAAAGCACGTGATGAAGGATATGCTCATGAGGTTTCACTCGTGGCAAACATTGGTAACTCATTCCAGATCACAAACATCGTNGGNGTTCCTGACATCAATACGTTTGCTCAGATCACTCTCAAGAATAGTTCTTCAATCACGGTTGGTTATGCAAGAGCTCGTTCGATCGAGTACGTAAGTGGTTCTGGTTCATCAGCCATCTATAATCTGTACATCTTCGATCTACAGATGCTATCAACATATGGCTTTGGTTCAGTTCATACAGTCTATTCTTCTTATGGAACAGGCGTTGCTTTTACAGCAACGGCAGTTGACTC